GTGTCGCACCCACGCTGGCAACTGCTGTCGCTGGTCCTATGGGTGGCGCTGCTATTACCGCTTTGGCTAGTAAGTTTGGCGTTTCTGATTCCGTTGATGCTGTGGCTAAGGCTATCGCAAGCGATCCAGAAGCGAGTGCAAAGTTGGCGCAAGCAGAGGCAGACTTTGCAAAGGCTGAATTAGAAGCCGTCACAGCGCGTTGGGAGGCAGACATGAAGTCTGACTCCTACTTATCTAAAAACATTCGTCCATTGACCCTTATAGCGATCCTGAGCGCATATTTTCTATTCGCTATGATGTCTGCCTTTAATGTCAATGTGAATGAGACCTATGTGAAGTTATTGGGTGAGTGGGGTCAACTGATCATGTTGGCTTACTTTGGTGGTCGTACCGTTGAGAAAGTGATGGAGAAACGCAAATGATGGAATTACTTAAAGAGTTATTGCTTGCAAGGGCTAATCGTCCAAAGCCAACTGTTGAAGAGGTCGAAGTCCAAGTCTGGGCTTTCGTTGTCAAGTCTATTGCCTTTATGGTGATGGTCATTGCCTTTGGCACTTTATGGCTCATTGGCTTTGAGAAGCAAGACGCTGAACTCGCTCCAATCGACGCAATCTTTCTTGAAATCCTTAAAGCTATTGCGTTTATGGGTGTCGGTACTCTTGGCGGTATATCAGGACGCAAGGCATCAACTGCCATCGCAAAGGCTATTGTTGGAGAAGACGATGCAACTAAGTGAACACTTCACGCTTGAAGAGGCAACGCACTCTGATACGGCTACCCGTCTAGGCATCAACAACCAACCTTCTCCACAGCAGTTAGAGAACATGAAGAAGGCTGCTGCTGGCATGGAAGAGGTCAGGAAGTTGTTGGGTAAGTCAATCCATGTCAATTCATGGCTGCGTCTGCCAGAGGTCAATGTCGCTGTGGGTGGATCGAAGATCAGCTCACACATGGACGGCTGGGCGATTGACTTCACCTGCAAGGACTTTGGCAACCCTTTAGCGGTCTGTAAGGCTATCGAGGCAGCAGGTATCAAGTTTGACCAGATGATCCATGAGTATGCGTCTTGGACACATATATCCTTCGCGCCTGAGATGCGTGGACAAAAACTCACCATCTTTAGACCACAAAACAAATATGCAGTCGGCTTGCTAAGTCAAGAGGAATACGCCAAGGCTGTATGACGAATTACAACCAGCAACTTCAGACACCAGCCATACCAGACCTGCCTAACCCGCAGGATCGGTATGACCGTCTGACTGTTGCTCAGACGAATGCTGCTTTGCGCACATTCTTCTTAAAGTTAGTCAATGCCTTGCAATCCTTTGCGTCTCCTCGTGGTGGGCGGTTTCTCAATATGCCTTACGGGGCGTTTCAAGACACATCAAGTCAGACAGCGACAGCCAACACAGCAACTGCCTTAAAGTTCAATCAGACTGACTATGCCAATGGGGTTGCTGTCAACAGCACCACAAAGTTACAGGTAACGCACGCTGGTATCTATAACCTGCAATTTAGCGTACAGGTAGAGAATCAAGACAATGCTATCCATGACATGAGCATTTGGTTACGCAAAGGCAATGATGGCGGTGGCTCTTCTGACATTAGTGGCTCTACTGGTATTATCGGTTTAGCAGCTCGTAAAAGCGCTACCGAGTATTACCACAACATAGTTGGCTGGAACTACTTTATAGAGATGGCAGCAAACGACTACATCCAGATTTATTGGTCAACCGATAGCACTCAAGTGTCAATCCCAGCGTATGTTGCTGGGACAAGCCCGACTAGACCATCCACAGCGTCAGCAGTAGCGACGCTTACATTTGTGTCCAATCTTTCAGCATAATTACCCCTATGGCACTCGTACCACTCAAAATCCCAGCAGGTGTTTATCGTAACGGTACAGAGTACCAGTCTGCGGGGCGCTGGTACGACTCAAACCTTGTGCGTTGGTTTGAAAGCACGCTAAGACCTTGGGGTGGATGGCGTAAGCGATCTACCTCACAAATGACTGGAACGGCTCGCGGTTTAATTACTTGGCGTGATAACTCAGGATCACGCTGGATTAGCGCTGGTACTCCTACAAAACTTTATGTAATGAATGAGGGTGGCGCTCTTAAAGACATTACGCCAACAACATTCACATCTGGTATCACAGACGCAACGCTAAAGACTGGTTACGGTTACGGGACTTATGGCTCTTACTCCTACGGTGTGGCGCGTCCAGACTTAGGTAGTCTTGTGCCAGCAACCACTTGGACAATGGATACTTGGGGCGAGTATCTGGTCGCGTGTTCAAGCGCTGATGGTCAACTCTTAGAGTGGCAACTGGGTTTTACAACCCCTACAAAGGCTGTCGCCATTACTAATGCACCAACTTATTGTGCTGCTGTAATGACCACGGCAGAGAGATTTGTGTTTGGTTTGGGTGCGTCAGGCAATCCCCGTAAGGTGTCGTGGTGTGACCAAGAAAACAACACAGTTTGGACACCATCAACCACGAATCAGGCTGGTGACTTTGAGATTAACTCTGTCGGCTCTTTGAAGTGCGGTAAGCGCGTGAGAGGTATCAATCTTCTATTTACCGATGTCGATGTTCATGTGGCGACATACATTGGACTGCCTTATGTGTACAGCTTTGAGAAGGCAGGGTCAGGCTGTGGCGTGATCTCGTCTCAGGCAGTCGCAGCCATTGATACAGCAGCCATTTGGATGTCTAAGTCAGGCTTCTGGGTATATGACGGCTATGTCAAGCCTTTGGTGTCAGATGTTGGCGATTACATCTTCCAGAACATCAACTACAACCAGTCAAGCAAAATTTACGCTGTTCACAACAGTAAGTATGGCGAGATTATTTGGTTCTATCCATCTAGCAATAGCAATGAGAATGACTCCTATGTAGTCTACAACTACCGTGAAGGACATTGGGCTATTGGCTCTTTAGCGCGTACTGCTGGAACTGACAGGGGTGTATTTACATATCCCTTAATGATCTCTTCTGACGGTTACATCTACGAGCACGAAGTGGGATATTCCTATGACGGCTCGACTCCTTACGCTGAATCTGGTCCTTACGAAATCGGTAATGGTGACAACATCATGTCTGTGCGTCGGGTTATCCCAGACGAGCAGACCTTGGGAGAAGTCGTTGTGTCCTTCAAGACTCGAATGTACCCAATGGCAACTGAAACGACTTATGGACCGTATTCAGCAGCCCAACCAACAGATGTGCGGTTTGCTGCGAGACAGGTGAAGGTACGCTATACAGGCAATGTCACAGACGATTGGCGCGTTGGCGTTAACCGTTTCGATGTTGTCGCAATGGGCAAACGGTAACTTAGAATTGAGTCAAGAGTTAAGGGCAGGAAAAGTACCCATTTGTATTCGAGATGACTACATTGTGTACTTGGAATTCTTTAGGGGTAATCTGTGGCTTCATGTGGACATCAAGAGATGGTCTGCTGGGGTTAAAAGAGAATGTCTAAAGAGTATTGCCCTTATTGAGAATTTAATTGCGAAGCCTATCGTCGCGCTAATACGCGAAGATGACATCAAACTTGCAAGATTTGCCAAGTCATTTGGCTGGTCGGAGAAATGTCAAATAACACTATTAGACGGATCGAAGGCTTTTATCTACACCAACAAGGTGTGACAAGGGAGATGATATGGGTGGAGTAGTAAGCGAAGTTGGCAATGTAGGTCAAGGCATTATTAGTGGAGTTGATAACGCATTAACAAGTCTTGATGACGCTATACCGCAAGAAGCTAAGATTGCAGCAGCTATCTATTTGGCAAGTCAAGGTTTGCCAGTAGGTGCTGAGGGTGCTACTTTAGCCAATTTAGGTGCTACCGATGCAAGTCTTGGCGCTGCTGGCGCAGCCAATGCAGCAGGTGCAGTAGCAACACCAGTCACAACTGGATCAGTTTTAGCCACTCAACTACCAGCACTAGGCGCTACTAATGCTGGTTTTACTTTACCATCCATTCCTCCAGAAGTAAGTGCAATATCTAACGCAAATACTATTGCAAATACGATTGGTTCATCTGCTGGCGAGATGACTGCACAGCAAACTCTTGATAAGATTGCTCAAGAGCAGGCTTCATCAAAAGGTTTGCTTGGTACTGCAATGGATTGGGCTTCTGCTAACGCTCCTTTGGCGTTGGCTGGTGCTGGTTTGGCTGCAAAGGCTTTAGGTAGTGGCACAACATCCACATCGTCATCTAGCGTTGACCCAGATGTCAAAGCAGCGTATTTGCGCAATCTTGAAGAGGCAAGAGCAACGGCTGCTGGCTTAGGTCCTAAGCAGTTCGCAGCATTCCCTGAGTACAACTTAGGGATGGTTCAGAAGTACATGAACCCCTACGAGCAACAGGTAATCCAAGGAACTCTTGGAGACATCGAGCGTGCCCGTCAAGGTCAAATATCTGCTGAAGGTGCAGCAGCCACAGCAGCCAAAGCATTTGGTGGATCACGCCAAGGCGTAACCAGATCGCTGGTGGATGAAGCAGCACTACGCAATGCAACTAATGCTGTGGCTCAGTTACGCCAAGGTGGATTCACTCAGGCTCAAAATCTTGGTCTCTCACAAGAGGCATTGCGTCAGCAGTACGAGCAATCTAAGCTCGATGCAGCTCGCAACTTAGGACTTGAAAGACTTGGTGTGTCTCAGGGAGCATTAAGCCTTCAACCTACTGCTGGAACTCAATCAGCACCACTTTATACAAACCAAGCAACATCAGCGCTTGGTGGCGCATTGGGTGGCGCTAAGTTAGGTTCTTTAATTGGTGGAACTACTAATCCAGAATATGCAGCATACGGTGCTGGCATTGGCGGTTTACTTGGTTTCATGTAAGGGGTAAATGATGGCAACAACAGATTTAGGCGGTTTACTCTTTGGCGGTGGTGGCTCTGGACTTGAAGACTATTTGAGTGCAGGACAACAAGAGGCAATTAAGAATCAGGCAATGTTTCAAGCAGCAGCAGCCCTGCTATCTGCTGGCGGTCCAAGTCGCACCCCGATCTCTATCGGTCAAGCCCTTGGCGGTGCTTTGCAAGCTGGTTCTGCTGGCTATCAGCAAGCACAGCAAGGCGCTATACAGAATCTTTTAACTGGTCAGAAACTGCAAGAAGCAAAAAGAGCAATGGAGTTGCAAAGACTTACTGCGCAAACTTTGCTTGGTGGAGAAACTCCTCCAGAGGGCGCAAAGCCAGAGGACATTAAATTCAATCAGTACATGAAGTTAGCAGACATATATGCTGGTGCTGGTAGAGGAGAAGAAGCCAAGCGTTATCAAGACATGGCTTATCAGATTAAGCCACGCGCTGAAGTTACTGGTTCTCCATTTGAGGTTACAGACGCAACAACTGGAAAACCAATACTTGTCCAACAAATGAAGGACGGAAGCATTAGAACTGTTAGCGATTTTGGTCCTAAGCGCGATGTTGTGCTTCAAAAGATGGGTGGATATACCGTTGCCATTGATAAGTCGAAACTTAAAGGTGGTGAAACATATACGGAAACTCTTGCACCTCAAATAGTTGGTGGGGCAGAGGCTGGCGGTTATTTCCAAGTTGGTGGTGGCGTAGGTGGCGCACC